TTGATGTTTAGCAACATATGCACCGATTGCAAAGAGAGCGAGCCGTACACGAAGGATCATAGCACGCTACGCGGTCTGTCGTCGGATATTTTTGCCGCAATGGACAAGATGAAAAAGTTTCTCGCCGGGCGGCAGAAGGAGCGTGCAAAGTGAACTACTACGAGATCGACGCACTGTCCAACAGTTCGCTGTCAGTGCTTGCCAAGAGTCCGCAAAGTTTCCACGCTCAATTCGTTGCAAAGACGATGCGAGGCGAAGAGACGGAGGCGATGGCATTGGGCTCAGCGGTGCATATGCTCGCACTGGAGCCACATCGATTTGAGCAAGAGTACGACATTCACGAAGGGCCGATCAACCCAAAGACAGGCAAGTGCTACGGGCGTGATACAAAAGCGTTTGAAGAGTGGCTTACCACAATCGACCCGTCCTCAAAGTGGATCATGCGGGATGAGTTCGACGAGGTCAAAAAGATTGCAAACGCGTTTCAATCGCACGCTACAATCGCAGACTTGATGGGGCACGATTGCGACTTCGAGCGACCGTACTCGATGACCTGGCGGCATGATGACGGATGGACTACCTCGCTTAAATGCAAGCCGGATTGCGTGATTGTCGGAGAGTCGGTTATCCTCGACTTGAAGACGACGCAAGACGCAAGCCCATCGAAATGGCAGTGGTCAGCGTTGGATTACGGGTATCATCGTCAAGCAGCGATCTACCTTGATACCTTAGAGGCGATGTACTCAAAGCCGTTTCGGTTTTTGTTTGGCGTTGTGTCGAAACATGAGCCGTACGAAGTCGCGGTTTACAAGTTGAGCGAAGAGGACTTAGAGCGAGGGCGTGACGAGTATCATGCACTAATAGCAGAGTACCGGCGACGAGTCGAAGAAAACGATTGGCTTGCCGAGTGGCAGGTCGGTGAAGTTGAATTGTGTTTACCATTTAGGAGGCGATAATGAGTTCGGATATCACGACAGAAGTAAAGCCCGTTGAAGCGGTCAAAGTGATCGAGGCAGGGCTAGGCGATTCGGACGGGTTTGCACTTGCCCAGCGGGTTGCAACGGCGTTAAGCAAGTCAACGCTGATCCCAAAGGACTACCAGAACAATCTACCAAACTGCTTGGTTGCGTTGAACATGGCTAATCGACTCGGTGCTGATCCTTTGATGGTGATGCAGAATCTGTACATCGTGCATGGGCGTCCAGCGTGGTCTAGTCAATTCCTGATTGCGACCGCTAACGCTAGCGGCAAGTTTAGCCCGTTGCGTTATCGCTTCACAGGCACCAAGGGTAAAGACGATTACGGTTGCGTTTGCTCGGCGGTTTGTGGTACAACCGGCGAAATCTTGGAGTCAACTGAGATTACAATTGCGATGGCGAAAGCGGAAGGCTGGTTTGATAAAAGCGGCTCGAAGTGGAAGACTATGCCGGAGCAAATGTTGCGATACAGATCAGCATCTTTCTTCGTTCGGGCGTACGCTCCAGAGTTGTCGCTAGGCATTGCAACGGATGATGAAGCCCGTGACGTCATCGACGCTGAGTCCACTCCGGTTAAACGCGTTGGCGGTATTGTTGAGGCCATGCGGAAAGAGTTTGAGTAGTTCACCAAGTCAGTTTTGTTTGTTTGTTTTTGAAAGGTTCAATATGTTACGTTTTGTTTTGTCGGTTGCGTTGTTGGTGGTTGGTTCGGTTGCTTCGGCACAGACACCGTTTCCAGCTCGATTTATCGAGGCTGGTCAAACGGTCACGGTGCCAAAGGGCAATTACACGCTAAATCAGCCTGTTGTGGTGCGATTCGGTGGCACGTTGACTGTTGAGGCTGGCTCGACTATCGAGGTTGCTCCTCTCGGCGTACCGTTTCAAGTTTTTGGTAATTTGCGAATGCTTGGATCGGCGGCGGAGCCTGTCGTCGTTAAGCCAATTGGTAGCGGTGTTGTTGGCCAGATTGCTACATACTCTACGCTGCAAAGACGACCATCAGTCGAACTGCGATACGTCGAGATGACGACGACACGGCCCACGAACTACGAGGTCATCTACCTTGACCGTTGCGACTTCTTAATCGAGGGATGCAAGCTGTCGATCAGCGAAGGCGTCGCGAATCGCTCGGTGCTGCGAGTCGTCAACGGCTCGGCAGGGTCGATTGCGAGTACATTGCTTGACGGCCAGAGCGACCTCGATGGAGCGGCTTCTGTTGGTGTGACCATTGGGGCAACTGCCGGTGCGGTGCAATTTAACGAGGTCCTAATCAGCAACGCAACAACGCCTGTTAAGGTGGACAAGCAGTTTGCATTGGTGAGCGGATCGATTGAGTAGCTGCGAAAGCAGTAGAAGCGGCAACTGCTAAGTGTTGCGAGGATCGTCCATGTGGATCAGTCAAAGAGGGCCCTGGCTCCGTACTGAGCGATGCGACGGTATCGCCGATCCTTTGGAGGATAGCATGATGCGTTTAGTTTTATTGTTGGCGATGCTAGCAGGATGCCAAGCAAAGCCGGTTCGTTACGAGTTAATGGAGGTAGGTTGTGAGAGTCACAGTACAAAGAGTCCCGTTTCTCAAGTCGCTCGAAATCGCGGCGAGTATTGTCGCCACCAAGCCACAAAGCGAAGTGCTGCGATACGTCAAGTTTACGTGCGAGGGTGCAAAGAACATGCAGGCGACTGACAACGAATTGTCAATTGTTTGCAATGTTGCCGATGCGGTGCAATACGTTTCAAGTCCCGGCAAGGCGTTACTACTCCCATCGAAGGTTATCCCGATCCTCAAGGACTGCGGAGGTGATTCGGTTGATATCGAGGTTGACAACCAACTGCGGATTACAACGCAAAGCGGCGGATTTACGCTCTCGATGCCGAATCCTGATGAGTTCCCATCGGTCAAGATCGACGCGGCAGAGGGAGCGGCGGGTGTGCCCGGCGTTGCATTGGCGGATGCGATCCGTCAAACGATCTATGCAACAGACTTGACGTCTACGCGGTATCAACTAGGCGGGGTGCTATTCGACATTGGCGAGCGGCTTACATGCGTTGCAACGGACGGGCGGCGACTTGCCGTCTCATCCTGTCAGATTGCAGGCGAGGTAGCAGCTGTCAGCGGTATCGTGCCTATTCGCCCATTGCAAGCCGTTAGCCGCATTATAGCGGCGGAAGGATGCGGAGTTGACGTAATGATCGGTCACGCTTCAGCGGTGTTTGTATGCGGTGACATCTCGCTACAGACGCGGCTTGTCGAGGGGCGTTATCCTGATTGGCGAAAGGTGGTGCCGTCTACTGATGGAGCATCAACGCTCAAGTGCGATGCGGAGAAGTTTTTATCGGTCGTACGTCAAGCCGCAATCGTCAACGATCAAGACTCCAGAGGCATTGACCTCGTAATCAGTAGCGGCGAACTAACCGCGACTGCTAAAACTGCGGAGGTCGGAGCCTCTAGCGTTGTGATGGGGTGCGAAGCGGACAGTCCAGCGAAACTGACGGTCGATCACACGTATCTAGCCGACTTCCTTCGTTCGCTTGGCAAAGAGCAAACGGTGGAAGTGAAGTATAAGCAATCAGGCGATCCGGTTGTGCTGCAATCCGGTGACGTTCTTGGGGTTATCATGCCTATGGCGAGGGTGTAGCATGCGGTGTAGATGCTGCAATAAACGCTTGACCAAGTTCTACATCAAGCAAGGCAAGACGCATTGCGGATCGTGTGCTAGAGGTGTATCTGCGGGTTCTAGTTACTCTGACATCGTGCTAGGCTTGGCGGCTGAGGCGAAGTGCCACGAATACGCATTGAGGCTAGAGCGACTTGCTGCGAAGCATCGCGACGATCAGTTAGTTGGCATGGAAACCAAGCGAGCGGAAAGGTTAAGAGCGGTATGGGCGAAGATACGACCGATGATTCAGCGACTAGCGTATCAAGGCAAAGACCTACCGGCGAAATGGTGGTGCGGAACATGCAACAGCCCGTTGACGATTCAGCGTTGTGTGAAGTGCGAATTCGAAGCGACTCATCAATAGTCGAGGCATTCCGCGAACGCGTTGCAATTATGATTGTCGAAGGCCTTTCCGAGTTTGATGCAACGAGGGCCGCATATTTTGAGTTACGACGAGCAGTGGGCAGCGTGCCATCTGCGGTCAACGAAGAATGGAAACGAGTAGGGAGGTTAGCAAAGTGAGCATAGATACTAAAACAAACAATCCAACAATCTTGGCTAGTTCGCGCTCCCGCGACACAATTCCCAGCGGCTGGCGATTGCTTGGCAAGGATGAAGAGCGACTCGCAAGCGATTTATATTGGTCGCAAGGTTGCAATGAGTGGCTACTGATTGGAGATGATCGGGTTGCGATTGCGAACGAGTTGCCGAGGTGGTACGCGATTAGGCAGATCGTTGTGGCTGATTTCTTTCTGCTTGAAGGATACGACTACAGCACGCCAGGCGGTCAGACTATCCGCATTACCGCGAAAGGCTTTGAGGTGCTGTGATGAGTGAAGCAAAATGCGAAAGATGCAAAGAACTTCGTGGAGTTATTGTCGATCAGGAAATTATGCACCAAACGAGACTCACCGAATTACTCGACAGATCCGGCATGGACATATCGCCTTGTCGACTTTGCGGCAAGCCGGTCATCTGCCTGGCCGACGGCTTGCCACTCTGCAAAAACTGCGCGGAAAGGGTAGGTGCGTAATGAGTTTCGACGCTACCTGCCCGCATTGCGGCGAAGAGTTCGACGTTGAGGATCGGTACGAATCCGGTGAGTTTAACTGCCCTGAGTGCTACAAACGAATCTGGATCGAAGTTAACTACGAGAAAACCTACGATGCACTTTGCGTAGATGCCGATCATAAGTGGCTACCGATGATACTTGACACAAGTTACCAGCAATGCCAAACATGCAGGAAGTTACAGCGAAAACCAACCGAACAAAACGAGGTGCGATAGTGACCAACAACGAACAAGCCGCAGCCCATCGCATTTTGCAAAAGCACGGCATCGAACACAAGTTGCAAGGGCATCGCTTGCCCTTGACGAGCAACGATTTTGCAATCGGCATCGATGGCGGATGGTATCAAGATTTCGATGACGTTCGCAAGCATATGTTGCGAGTTGTGAAAAAGCACTACGAAACCGAGGTCGACTTGCGGTATTGGAAAATAGCCGACGAGATTGCAGAGGCGGTAAGGAGCGATGCCGATGCCGATAAGCCGTGAGCGACTGATTGAGATCGAGCAACATGCTAGACGCTTCGGGCCAGCGAATTGCTGGACGGGCACTAGCGGTACACTCTCAGCAATGATAATTGAGTTGCTGAGGGAGATTGAGACACTACAAGCCGACAAGCAAGGGGGCAACGGTTGCCCTGAGGGAGTTGGCACAACGGAGGTTGATAGAGATGAATTACGAAGAGTTTATAAGGTCGAAGGCACCCGTAGTTGCGGATGAGGGCTTTGAGCCTGAATCACCCTGCCCTGATTGGTTCAAGCCGCATCAGGTCGTGTGCGTAGATTGGGCTATCCGAAAAGGTCGCGCTGCATTGTTCGAGGCGTTCGGCTTAGGCAAGACTGTACAGCAACTACAGCTCGGCAAGTGGATACACGAAAAGACTGACGGCAAGGTTTTATTTGTCGCCCCTTTAGGTGTTCGCCAAGAGTTCACGAAGAACGACGGGCCGCGAATGGGAATGCAGGTCGTTTATTGTCGAACAGATGCCGAGGTCGATGCTTGCGATAGCCCCTACGTCATTACGAACTATGAGCGAGTGCGAGACGGTCAGATCGATCCCAAGCGGTTTGCAGGTGCGATGCTTGATGAAGCTAGTTGCTTGCGATCATACGGAACGAAGACTACGCAACAATTTGCGATGCTCTTTCGAGACGTTCAGTATCGATTTGTGGCAACTGCTACTCCATCGCCTAACGATTTCATCGAGTTGATTAACTACGCCGACTTCTTAGGTGTAATGGATCGAGGGCAAGCGATGACGCGATTCTTTCAGCGAGATAGCAAGAAGGCTGGAAACCTTCAACTCTATCCGCATGAGACGCAACGCTTTTGGCTTTGGGTTGCATCGTGGGCGGCGTTCGTCAATTCGCCAAGCGATCTAGGATTCGATGACGCGGGGTACTCGATGCCGGAACTGGAAGTGCATTGGCACGAAGTGCCGGGCGAACTAGGCGAGGCTGGGGCGTGCGTTGACAGTCGCGGCAATCCGCTTCTCTTTGAGCAAACCGGCGGCGGTATCAAACACGTCGCAAAGCAGCGGCGGAAAACCAAAGATGCTCGCATCGATAAGATGGTTGAGATTGTCAACGCCGAGCCTGATGAGCATTGGCTAGTTTGGCATTACCTAGAGAGCGAACGCGAAGCGATCCAAAAGGCTATACCACACAGCAAAGCGGTCTACGGCTCGCAAGAGCTAGAAGAGCGTGAACAGATCGTAAGCGACTTTGCGGACGGCAGGTTGCAGATTCTTAGCAGCAAGCCGGAGTTACTTGGAAGCGGTTGCAACTTTCAACGGCATTGCAACCGAGCGGTATTCATCGGGCCGACGGATAAGTTCAACGATTTCATTCAAGCGGTTCACCGCATCCAGCGGTTCATGCAAACCAAGACGGTTCAGGTGCATATTGTTTACGCTTCGACGCAGTTTGACACAGTGTTAATCATGCGGAAGAAATGGGAGCGGCATAACGAACTCTCGCAGCGAATGCGGGAAATCATCAGAGAAAACGGCCTTTCAGGAGATATGCTAAAAATGAAGTTTCAACGCGGTCTAGGTGTTCCAAGAGTTGAGGTAAGCGGCGAACTGTATCGAGCGATCAATAACGATTGCGTTGCTGAGTTGAAGACTTGGCCTGATGGTTGCGTCGATCAGATCGTTACGTCGATCCCGTTTTCCGATCACTACGAATACAGTCCGAACCTTAACGACTTCGGACACAATCAAGGCGATGACGGATTCTTTAAGCAGTTCGACTTCTTAGTCCCTGAGTTGCTACGGGTGCTTAAAGATGGGCGAGTTGCTTGCATCCACACAAAAGACCGCATCCAATACGGCACGATGACGGGCAACGCAATGTACAGCGTCAACGAGTTTAGCGATAAGACCGTCGCAGCGTTTAAGCAGCATGGCTTTATCTACATGGGGCGAATTGTCATTGATACCGACGTGGTTCGAGAGAATGCACAGACGTACCGATTGGGGCACACGGAGAACAGCAAAGACTCATCAAAGATGGGTTGCGGCTCGACTGAGTTCGTTCTGTTGTTTCGCAAGTTCGATCCTTCGATGAGTCCGAACCAAACCGCGAATGGGCCAGATCCAGTTACCAAAGACAAGGCGGAATACTCGAGGTCGCGTTGGCAGATTCACGCTAGCGGAATTTGGCGGTCGAGTGGCAACGAGCTTGCAAGCCCTGCGATGTTGCAGACGATGACGACATCAGAGGTCTATCACTGGTGGAGAGCCTACGCGAAGCAGCATCGGTACAACTACGAGGATCACGTTGCATTCACCGAAGCAGTGGAGCAGGTTGGGCGGTTACCGGCGTCGATGATGTTGTTCGCTCCAGTGTCAAACAACCAAGACATCTGGACGGATATTATCCGTATCAAGACGCTCAACACTGAGTTGAGTCGCAAGACGACCGAAAACCACGTTTGCCCATTGCAGTTAGACGTCATCGAGCGATTGATTGAACGTTACAGCAACAAGGGCGATGTTATCCTCGATCCGTTCGGCGGCATCCACTCTACGCCATACCAAGCGGTCAAGATGGGGCGGAAGGGTTGGGGCGTCGAATTGAATCCTGATTACTGGAAATTCGGCGTTGCATTCTGCGAACGTGCGGAGCGTGAATTGACGGCTCCGACATTGTTCGACCTGATGGAGCTTGACGCTCTACAGCCTGCAATCGACTAAACTCAACAGGTTGGCTCGCCTGGGCAAAGGTGCCTGCTTACTAGAGGGCAGGAATCCCGCCAAACGAGCTGGTGCGCGGTAAGTGCCGGTGTCTCACCTAACTACCGCATCAACCTCCACGTCTCGCCCCGGAAGGGGCGGGGCGTTCTTTAATCCTTTAACGTGACGAGTGAGTAAATGGAAAAAGAAATCTACAACGGGCGATACGTCGCCTACAGCAACGGTGACATAGCAAACGCGGTGACGGGCAAAATCCTATCCGGCGGCAAGAACTCTAGAGGCTACTTGACCGTGAGTCTCTACGATGGGTCAAGCCCTAAGCGGCCTAGATCGTTTCTGGTTCATCGCCTGATCGCACAAGCGTTTCTGGGTGACGATGACGGCAAGCAAATCAACCACAAGAACGGCAACAAGCTCGACAACCGGGTTGAGAACCTTGAGTGGGTGACGAATCAAGAAAACGTCGATCACGCTCGATTCGTTCTCGGTAAGGATGGTTTCGGTATCAAGTCACCTCGATGCAAGATTGCACCTGAAATTGTCGAGCGTATCAAGCAACGCGACCGGACAGCCCCGTCGTGGGCGGCGGAGTTGGGTTGCAGCGTGGATTACATCTATCAAATCAGATCAGGCCGGTATAGGTCGAGAGGGTAAAAACATGGAAAAGATATGCGTCGTGAGAGGCGATACGTACATGGCTAGGAGCGTGATGGGCTGGTTGCGTTTTAACTGGGACGCAGAGGCAAAGACTTGGTACAGGATGATTCCGGTTGACGAAAACGGCGTTGGTGACTTCTCCTATAGCAATCACGGGAAGATCAAAGAGAAGTTTTTCACCGCAGCGGAACTTGAGCAAAAACTACGGGATTCTGTTTACCGAGAAATCAAGATCAGCGTTTCTTTCGAGTAGTCTGACTAGGCATATGCCTACGGATTGACGAAAAGTACAATTTAGCGAAATGGCTTGCCCGCCAGACCAAAACACAAAATAACTCCAGTGCCTTCGTGTCTTTGCGTACTCACGCAACTGGCGGGCAAAACGAGGGCACTGGAGGTTTAGCACAGGGTACTGCTATGGCAGGCGATTGGATCAAGTTTGAGGTGTCTACCTCAGACAAGCAGGAAGTGTGGGCGATGGCCTCGACGCTTGGCATTGATGCCGATTGTGTCGTAGGGAAACTCCTTAGAGTGTGGGCGTGGTTCGATCAGCAAACGCAAGACGGGACTACGCGAACTAACGCTGAACCTAACGCTGCGAGCGTTAGCAGTTGCGTTAGTAGTAGCGTTAGCAAAGCGTTATTAGATCGAAGAGTTGGCGTTAGCGGGTTCTGCGACGCGATGATTTCGGTAGGGTGGATGCTTGACAACGGGTCGTCGATTTCGCTTCCAAACTTCGACCGCCACAACGGCAAGACTGCGAAAACACGCATATTGACAGCAAAACGCGTTGCTGCGCATGCGAAAAAGACTAACGTTGGTGCTAACGATGGACTAACGCCAGAAGCGTTAGCTAAAGAAAAGAAGAGTAGAGAAAAGAATAAAGAAAACCCCCCTAAGCCCCCAGAGGGGGAACCGAAGCCAAAAGGAACTATCGGTGAGTGGGACATACCGATGGAACTCGACACTCCGGAGGTGAGAAAAGCCTTGAGCGACTTCGAGTCGATGAGGGCAAGTATCGGCAAGCGCATAAAAAACAGAGCGAATATATCCAAGTCTCTAAGAGGCTATGACAGTCCATCTCACTTGGTGTACGCAATCGAGTTTGCCATCGGCAACGAGTACCAAGGGATCAAGCCTGAGTACAGGCCAAGTAACGTAGGGCAAGGTGGCTACAGCTCACCCAGGCCCAAGAAATCAACCTTACCCGTCATTGATGAAAACTGGGAGCCTGCCTAATGCCACTACATCCAAGCCACTTTGAGACATGCCGAGCAATCGAGGAGCAGTTGATTGCGGGCATCATCCTTCGGCCCGGTGACTTCTACGCGGTTGCTGATGCACTGGATCCGGCTGACTTTATCCATCAACCGATGGCGGATGCGTGGGCAGCATTCCAAGCGATGGCTAAAGACGGCGTCGAGTTCCACCGCGAATCGGTAATGCTAAGCGAGCTTCGCAAGCGTGGAGTTTTCGACAAGATCGGCGGCGATGTAGGATTCGCTGACTTGGTCACGAAGACCGTGCCGGGCCATATCGTCTACCACTCAGAGCAGGTGGCGGAATGGGCGGAACGGCGGCGGGTGTTGTTGGCTTTAGAGTGGGCGGTGACAGAGGCGTCATCGCTAGCATTCGATCCCGACAGCGTGGTCAGCAATGCTCAACAGCGATTGCTCAAAGCGAAGAGCATCGGCGGCGAGGATGTTCAGCATCTCGGTGACCTGATGGGCGATTATTTAGAGACTCTCGAAGATGCGAGAGTCAACAGACGGACGGCGGCAGTAGTGCGAACTGGGTTCAGGGAGATTGACATGGCGCTAAGTGGCGGGATACCGCTTGGATCGTACGCGATCCTTGCCGCTAGGCCGTCAATAGGCAAGTCGGCTCTTGCGATGGATATCGCCCAGAATGCAGCGATCAACGGCGATCAATCGTTATTCGTATCGCTCGAAATGTCTAATCAGCAGATCGGCCAGCGGCAGTTTGTGAAGAATGCCGACATGCGGATCAGTGAAATGCAGAATGCGAGTTACACCGATGCCGACTGCCTGAGGATGCTCAAGGCTTGTAGCGAAGCGAAGCAACTACCGCTTTACGTGTGGCAAGCGGCGGGTATCTCGATGGCTAGGATTGAATCGCGGTTAAGGGCGGAAGTTGCCAAGCGTGGCGTTAGACTTGTCATCGTTGACTACCTTGGGCTTATTCGCGGTAGCAGTCCACATCAAAAGATTTACGAGCGGGTGACGCAGATTAGCGGCGAACTTGCGAGGGTCAGCAAGCAACTCAATATCGCCTTGTTGGTGCTTTGTCAGTTGGGTCGAGCGGCGGAGGGCGAAGAGCCTAGCATCAACATGCTTAGGGATTCAGGTGCCATCGAGCAGGACGCGGATATTGTGATGCTGTTGCACCGCGAAAGCCGAGACGCCCAAGATGCCGCGGTATTGCTTGAGAAGCAGCGAAACGGCAAGGTAGGGCGTTTTAACTTGAAGTTTGACGGTAAGCGATTCAGCGATGCGTTTAAGGACGCGGAAACATTTCACGGAGACTTTTAATGACCGAAGACGAATCACAGGATTTAGAGCATCTGCGAGCGTTGCTTGAGTCCCAAGCGAAGCAGATCGAGTACATGCAAAAGCTTTTGAAGGAAAGCGGCGATAGAATTGATAGGCACGTTAGGCGCAATTTTGAGTTACGAGCGGAACTGGCGAAGTTCGTCAGGGCAGATAATCCAGTTTTACGAGGGAGAAAGAAATGAGCGAAACGAAATTTAAGGTTGGGGATCGGGTGAGGGTTGTGTCCGTAGGGAGTTTAATGGATGGCATGATATGCAATATCACAGCGACCAACAGCGGGATGAAGTCGCCGTATTTTGTCGAACTGAAAAACCGCAGTGGCGGAAACTGGTTTAGTCAACATGAACTTAAATTGATCGAACCTGCCCCAGCCGTCAACGAATGCTTGACAACTGACAACGTCAATCATCCACCGCACTACAACCAAGGCGGGATCGAATGCATCGAGGCTATCAAGGCAGCAACGGGTAGCGGATTCGTCAAGTATTGCACGGGCAACGTAATCAAATACCTTTGGCGATACGACAACAAGGGAGGCTTGGAAGACCTCAAAAAAGCGGCGTGGTATTTAGACCGAGCGATTAAGGAGATGGAGGTGATCAGTGAGTAAAAACATAATTCTTGGCGTCGATCCCGGCCCAAAGGAGCATGCGTTTGTTTGGTGGGATTGCGAAGAGAATCGGGTTGTTGGGCTTCACACGTTTTCGAGCTTTATCCACTTCACTGCGAGGGAAAAAGAGAACGTGCTTTGCAAGGTTCGCACCGTTGCGTGCGAGTGGATCGAGTCTTACGGAATGGCGGTCGGGCAGGAAGTGTTTCGCACGGTCGCCGGTATCGGATGGCTAGCGGGGACGATTGGCACCGAAGTTAGGCTAGTCCCCCGCAAGTCGGTCAAGATGCACTTGTGCAACTCGATGCGGGCGAAGGATGGCAACATTCGCCAAGCCTTGATAGACCGCTTCGGAGTAGTTGGCACGAAGAAGGCACCAGGGCCTTTGTTTGGCGTTAGTAGCCACTACTGGGCGGCTCTTGCCGTTGCGGTCTACGCGGCGGAGACTCCGCCGAAGGATGGGGAGTTTTGGATTGAGGATCTGCGGAAGAGAAGCATCATTTAGGCAAAGTTTGCAATCGCCCTGACACTTGCTACAATGCGAGTAACCAAGGGAGGGTGTAACATGCAAGACTTGCTAAAGTCGAAGAGATTTTGGGCAGCGGCTGCGGTCGTTGCCGTTGTCGTGCTAAAGGATCGAGTACCGCTAACGGAAGATCAAATCCATCAGCTTGTGCTAGCCGTTGGAGCGTGGATCGTGGGTGATTCGATCCGGCCACTGCCGAAGCCTGACGAGGTGGCAAAGTGAGTCTTTTCAAAAGATGCGAAACAGCTTGGCGTCCAGACGATGCTATCCGAATCTACAACGAGAATGGCGGAGATCGTCAAGCATTTCGTAGGGCCTATCGACAGCATGCAAAGACCGTCTACGGACTTGATCCGGTGACGGTTATAATGCTGGTTCAGATGGCAATCCGCCTCTACTTCTGGGCAAAGGAAAACGGATTTCTCAGTGCGATCCCGCAGGCCCAATACGGCAACGCTCCCTCAGCGGCTCAACTCTACGCGGAAGCAGAGATCGAAGCAGAGAGTAGCGACGATGAGTAAGCCGGAATCGAGTTGGCTACCTTGGATCATCGCGGCTGGTGCGATCTATTTTGCGTTCCAGCGACCTGCTAACGTCGATCCAAAACCGAAGGACATCAAGGGCGTTGTAGCATCGACGCTTCCCAATATCCGAGCGGCATACCGAGCGGCATTCCTTGAGGCGGCTAGCAAGATCGAAAAGCGGGAGATCGTGAATCAAGAGCAGTGGACGCAATTCATCGCGGCGAATGCGGGAGCGAAGTTCCGAGAGGGCATGGACAAGGTATATTCCGCGATTGACGAAATGAAACTTCCAGTTGAGTTCACCGGACGCGAAAAAGAGATTGCAGACCTCAATAGGAGGATTGCTGAATCGTGGTAAGTATCATCCGCAACATCATGACTTACGTCGAAGAGTGGCTATTCGTCAACGATGGATTCGTCAAGGTTTTAACGCTGGGCGTTTTAGTTTTGGCTACGTACGGTGCGGGATTTGTGCAAGGCCGAAAGGTTGCCGAGCGGGAAGCGTTGCAGCAGTTAGCGAAACTCATGCTCGAAGAAAAGGCGGCGAAGTAAATGCTAGACCTAGAGATTGATGGCGATCCAGAAACAAAACAAGTCCACCGACTCACGCTTGATTATTTGGGGTCTGATGGCACTGAGGATGGCGACCTGCAATTCCTTACCAAACTTGCCAACGGACTGATTAGAGGTGCGACAATCGTTATTGATCCAGGATTAGCTACAGAGTTTGTCTACGCGGCTGGAGAACCAGTTGAAGAGCAATCAGACGAGGCTAGCGAATGAGCGAATTTTTTACCGGCTACGATCCGACGATAGAGCGACGCGACGAATTGCAAAGCAATTCGGTCTCGATGCCGTTTGCGCTAAAAGACTTTTCAGCCCCTGAGGAAATCGACCCGCGAAGGCTTTTAAGGCACGACAAGCAACTAAACATGTCGTCTTGCCAAGGTTTTTCGCTAACCAATTGCGGCGAATATCTCTTGGCTTTGGGGCATGGAGCGGTTAGCGATAAAAGGCAGTTTTCGCAGTTGTTCGCCTATCTTGAGTCACAGCGAATCGACGGTTTACTAGGACGCGATCAAGGCTCCACGATCAGCGGCGGCTTGCGAGTTGCGAAGGAGATTGGCTATCTACTTGAGTCGGCGTTGCCATATCGAACACCGTATCCAAACAACGCCAGGAGCCTGATTACCGATCAGATGCGACTTGAGGCGGCACCCTATCGCATTCGCTCGCACACATGGCTAGAGTCGTACGATGACATCTACAAGTACCTTGCAAGTGGTAGCGGTGCGGTGCATACAGGAAGTACTTGGAATG